GGTGGCGGTCGCGAGGTCTGCGATCAGGGCAATCGTGCCATCGCTGTCCTGCACCGTCAGCGTGCGGGTGGCGCCCGCGCTGATGCTGCTCATGGCCAGCATCATGGCCTTGCTGGTCGTCGTTACGTCGAGATACTTGGTGCTGGACAGGATTTGCGAGGAAATCGGCCGCGTTGTTGTTCCGGTGAAAACCGAATCGATGATGTCCAAATCAGAGTTCAGATGACCGCCCCAGAGGTTCGCATCAGCTCCGACTTCCGGCTTCTCCAGCCCTAGATTCGCGGTAAAGCTATTCGGCATCGATCACTCCTCGGGCGTCCAGCGAGGATCACCCGGGTCGGTGGGATTTTCCTCGGTCCATGCTTCAAAGACGACTTCGCCAGTGGCGGGATTGGTCGAGACCCTGCCGAACTTCGCCCCCTGCGCCTTCGCCTCGGTGGACGTGTTCGATGTCCATGCCTTCAGCATGGCAGAGGATTTATACACCCCTAAGTGGCTGCGGGCGATAAAGAAAGGTTCAGCCAAGGCGGCGTCTCCATGTGTCGGTCGGTAGGGGTTCCTCGTTCCACAGGTCTCCCCGGTCGGTCACGAGGATGATGACCCCCGATTCGGTCAGTATTTCCAGCAGCGATTCCGTCAGCAACGGGATTTCCAGCAGGTTGATCGGTTCGGGGGTCCAGGTCGTCATCCGGGGATCCATGAACCGAGCAGGAAAGTGGCTACCCAAAGGGTTGTCGAAATGGCCTTCACGGTAATGACCGAATAGGGCGAGTCGGACGATACGAAGCCACCCGCACTGGAGGCTATCTCCCCCAGGGTGATGATGTCCGAGCCATCCACGTCTATTTCCAGCGTCTGCGCCGCCGCCACAATGAAGGTGTAAGTGAGTTGGACGATGGCAGGCGTAGGCAACGTCAGGACGACTGGCCCTGCCGCTCCAGCATTGCTGAATGTCCCCGTGGTCTGGGCTGCCGTCATGCTGTGGTTGGTCGTGTAGGCTGTATAACCGACCTGAAGGCCACCGAGATAGGACGCCAGCAGCGCGGGATTGGCCGAACTGGTGACGCCGTTCTGGACAATGGGAAATTTCTCGTCGCCGTTGATGACGGGAACGAGGTCCAATCTGGAAATGGGGATGCCGGTCATTGGGCTACTCTCGGGGTCCATGAATCGCTGTTGACCGGCTCAGGCGTCCAGATGTCCGGCGTTACCGGATGAGTCTGCCAATACGATAGTTGGATTTGGGCGCGATCAGGCAGTTCGGAAGCATTCAGGACGATACCAACCGTGGTGATGGCAGATGCGGTGAACGCTGCCGTATCCGGGGATTCGGTGGCATTCAGGACAATCCCATTGGAAACCGTTGCGACAAAGGCAGCGGTATCGGATGCCTCGATTGCCGCAAGGGTGGCAATATTAGCAGCGGACGCCGCCACGCTGAAATTGGCCGTGTCCTGAGCTTCCGTCGCCGCAAGGGCCACATCTGTCCGTGCGGCAAGAGCGATGGCCGAGGTATCTGATGCTTCTGTCGCCGCGAGCGTGACGCCGGTTTTCGCGGTGATGACAATGGCCGTCGTGTCGGATGCTTCCGTCGCTGCCAGAGTTATCCCGGTCTGGGCCGATATGGCGAATGCTGCGCTGTCCTGTGCCTCGGTGGCCGCAAGCGTTGTCCCGGTCTTCGCCGTTATGGCTATTGCGGCAGTATCGGCGGCTTCGGTCGCCGCAAGCGTAACGCCAGTCTTTGCAGAGATCGTGAATGCTGCCGTGTCAGCAGCCTCGGTCGCCGCCAGGGTCGTGCCCGTCTGGGCAGTGATCGCAATCGCTGCCGTATCGGCCGCTTCCGTCGCTGCCAGTGCAACTGCGACATTGACGACGAAGGCGCCCGTATCCGCTGTTTCCGTGGCGGCCAGTGTTGCCCCGGTCTGGGCAGTGATGGCGATTGCGGCGGTATCGGCCGCTTCCGTGGTTGCCAGTGTGACGGCAAGACCAGTATTCGCCGTGTAAGTGATGACGATCAGCCCAGCGCCACCCGTGCCGGTATGCGAGGAAGCGTTATAGGAACCACGGGCACCGCCTCGGCCACCACCCCCTCCGCCGTAGACCGCACCGTCCCCCGCCGTCGAGAGCGTTACGCCGGTATTGGTGTTGGTGCCCGAACCGCCGCCGCCCGAACTGGCACCGGCTGTCGCTCCGCCCGCTGTAGCCGTCCATAGCGTAGCGGCCGTACCGCTCGTGCCGGTCGTTGGTGTGACATCGCCCGTGCCGCCGCCGCCACCAGCCGGTGAGCCACCATTGGCCGTGCCACCGCTGCCACCGGCTGTCGTCGCAGGATTGCTCGGCGAGCCGCCGATCCCGGTCGTGCCCGCAGCACCCGCGCCGCCTGCCCCGCCCAGATTCTTGCCACTCGAAGCGCCGCTGCCGCCGTTGCGCGCGGTCGTCTGGGTATAGACAACGGTTGGCGATCCAAGATCGCTGACGGTGAAATTACTGCCGCCGTTGACACCTGAAGCATCTGCCGCCGCTGACCCGGGAATCGCATAAAATGCTCCCGAATTGGCGCTGCTGCTTCCCCATTGATTGCTGATAGTCGAACCACTGCCCCCCGCCCCCACAAGGAACGCAACCGTCGTCGTGCTGGGCGTCAGCGTGCCTGACGAATAGGTCATCAGCCGATAGGCACCACCCGCACCGCCGCCGCCGCCATTCGGCCCTGATCCCGTGGTTCCTATTGCCCCGGCGCCACCGTGACCTACACCTTCAACTGTATGGCCAGTCGCAGGCACTGGAAAATCGGCCGGTACTGTCCACGGTGAACTTGTTGCGGCCAACAGGAAGACGATGGTAGCCATCAGCGGCTCTCGCCGAAGTAGTGCGTAACCGTATCGAACCGCTCGCCTTCGCTCTCACGGGCCGCGACGAACGCCTGCATCGCTGCCGACTTGGAATAACTCCGATCAACGTGAATCTTGGTCGTGTCCTCCTCGTGCGTCAGCATCACACCGCAACGATCAGGGCGTAACTCCGGACTCATTGGCCGGTTACCGCTCTGGCTCTGCAGCCATATACATTCAAACCTGCCACACACGACTGGTTTGCTGGCGTTGATCGAGCAGCCGGCATTGCAGAGGTTGTGGCAGGGCTTATGGCTGGGCTTGGTGAAGCCGTCGCCCTCATCGGCCACAAAGGGCGTGATGCAACAGGCCCGACAGGAGCCACAGGGCTGACGCTCGGGATCGGCGTCGAGCACTGCCTGCTCGCCTTTCCAGATGATCCATTCCTTGTGGTTCCAGATGTCGGTCATCGGCTGCCATCCGGCGTTGCTCACAAAGTAGCGTTCGCCTTTGCCGAACATCGTATTGGCCGGGATAGACATCGGGTCATCGGTGAACACGACCCTGCATCCGCCACCATGGTCCTTAATACCGGCGATCAGGCCCCACTGAATGGCAGGCAGAGCACTCATTGACCTTACGAATGAGTGATCGTGCCGGAGTTGATCGAGACCGTCTGTCCGTTCGTCACGTTGACGTTGGCAATGATCACATCTGCTCCGGTTGTCGCTACCGTGAGCCCGGTGACAATGGCCGTGCCCGCGTTGTTCCTGAGTTCGGCCTTCGATGCGGTGGCGGTCAGGATGGCCGTGGTGGTGATCGGCACTGCCAGCATGGTAATGACGCCGGCGCTGAGCGAGAACGGTGTCGAACTCAAGACCCCTGTGGCAATCACACCCGTCGATCCCGAGAGGGTGCTGGTGCCGATAACGATAGTGCCGGCCGAAAAGGCTCCAGTCGATGCGGCGGCGACCTTGCTGCCGATCAGGTCAAGGACAAGCTGCATACGATTGTCCTTGAGTGTCGATGAATACGTAACAGCCATGATGATCCTCTATCCGAAAGTGGCCATGCGGGTACGGATACGGGTCGTTGGCCGCTTGGCCCGCTCGCTTTCCAGTTTCATGTCATCGGTGATCTTGTTGGCCGCGCCCGCCCATACCGCAATGCGTTCGTCGTCCTTCAGGAAGGGAGCCGAAGCCGCGAGAGCAGAATAGAGGTAGAGATCGGGCGACTTCAGCAGCAGCCAGTTGGACGTGTTGCTGACGGAGAGCGCGGGAATCTTGGCGTAGTAGCGGATGTCGTACGACACGTCTCCCGTTGGCACCGGAAGAACCTGGAAGGCACCATTCAGAATGGTATAGTAGCGGGTCGTGTTGGTGAGGCCGCTCGCTTCCAACTGGTCGAACTCTTCCTCGCCGACATATTCTAGGATCTGCATCCCCGCTGTCGGGTCTTCCAGCCTGAGCGTGCGCGTTTCCAGCCAGTCGGAAGGCACGGCCACGAGGTCAGCGCTGGAAGTGCCGTCCGAGAACACTTCCATCTGCAGAACGCGCAGGGTGCGGTTGATCTGCGCTTCTCCGATGGTGATGAAATCAGGAATCTGCGCAACCAAATCTTGACGGTTAAGCCAGTCTGCCACCGAAGCCTTCAGGCCGGTATAGGTGCCATCAAGGGCCATCAGTCTGCTGCCTGCGGGCCATGCACGGCCTCCGCGATCATGTCCTTGTGGATGCCCTCGGCGCCGACGACACGCGGCGTCTTGGCAAACGGGATCACCGGCTTGGGTTCTTCCTTGTGCAGCTCGGTAACGACAGCGGCGTCGACCTCGGCACGCATGGAGAGGGCTGCTTCGTCATCGACATGCTCATGGCCGAACTCGAAGATGCCGACATGGCGGACCTGTTTGGACAGGTCGTGGTCGATGAAGATGTCGAAGCCATAGCGTCCGGCGTTGATGCAGAAATAGATGTCCTCGCCCAGGGTGGTATGGTTCTTGACCGAATACTGGAACCAGAACATCGGCACGTCGGGCTTGTCGAGCTTCTTGAACACTGCCGCCGAGGTCAACATACAGCCCATCGGCGCACCCGTGACCCTCTCCAAGCCAGTCGAAGCCGCAAGCGTCGGAACGCGCCGCCAGAGTTTGCCGTCGTCTGTGAGCTGGAATGACACCGGCTCAGGAGGAACCTGTCGGGTGACATAGTTCGCGCAGACGATGTCCTTCTGGTGGGCCAGAAGACGAATCAATGTGTCCTTGGGGAAACGCATGTCCGTGTCGAGCCACAGTATGTGAGCGCAGCCCTCCGACATCGCCTCACGCACGAGATCAATACGCTGGTTGAAGATCATCGTGCCCTTGCTGACGTAGGATGCCAGTTCGATGTCGGGCCGATGGGCACAGGTGAAGCCGATCATGTTCGCCATATCGAAGGCGAAGCCGGTATCGACGATGTCCCGTGCCGGGCTCACCACAGCAAGTTTCATTCAGATGCTCCCAGGGCGTGTGCGTAACTTGCGATAGTCGATGTCGTTCAGGACGGTTTTCAGCCGCTTGCGTAACTCCCCGTCATCCAGCGTGCTGCCGTCCGGTGCGACTACCCCGGACATCACGAGATCGGCGAAGAACACCATTGGGATGGAAGCGACCTTGGTGAACTCGCCCCACCGTCCATGGTCGCCGTTGTACTCGGCCTGATTCATGTCGAGGATCGGCGTCACTTCCTGGTCGGCGCCATAGGTCGTGATGCCGGTTTCCTCGTCGGTATCAACCCAATGAGAGATGCCGCTTTCAGAATCGTGGTCGAGGTACTGTTTCATTGACCTTCGGAAAAAGCCCGGTGGAGGAGGGAGAAAGCGGCTCCCCCACCGGGAAGTTGGGACACAGTTAGGCAAATCATGAAAGATGCTTCCAATAACGACCATTTCTAGTGTGACGAATGGTCGATTTGGAAACACCATATTTTTGCGCCAAAAAGCGTGTGGCAACTTTACTGGCGCGGATTTCCAATACCTGTTCTTCCGTAAGAACTGTCTTGGAACAATTGACTCCGCGAGCGGTGCGTTGACGATCTTCGCGGTCGGCAATGTTGTTGAGTTGAGTGCCAATTTCCAAATGATCTGGGTTAATGCATGATGGAATATCGCAGCGATGCCGCACAACACTACCCTCTGGGATAGGACCACAATGAAGCTTGTATGAAACGCGATGAACGCGATCAGCCATACGTCCATCCCAAATCATTCCATAACCATCCTCATTGACATTCCCCGTCCATAACCAACAGCCGCTGTTTGGCTCGGGACTTACCCTGTCCATCAACCGATCAAGTAGAGGTCCGCGCACTAAACTCTCCTTGGTGAAATCGCGGGACCAGCTTACTCTCTGGCCCCGCAACCTTCAATTGTGCACTTAACTTGTGGTGCAATCTGCGATATTGGCGAACGCCCGCTGGTTGCGGACCTTCAATGCGTACTCGACGATCAGCATCGTCTTGTCGGCATCGCCGGTCTTGGCCATCGGAATGCTCTGGAACGGACGAAGGTAACTCACCCCCGCCATGCTCTTGTCCACCAGATAGATGTCGGTCTCCGGCTGGAAGCGGTTTGGAACGATCGAGATCGTACCGAAGTCACTGACGTACACATCCGCCGCACCGATGATCTGGGCCTGCCGGCCGGCCGGAACGTCACGGAAGCGCGTGGCGATGCCGGTGAAGCCGGAGATGACCGTCTTGTTGAACGGACCGCACATGGCGAAGTCGGGAGAACCGCCCTGCGTCCATACCTTCTGGATCGCGCTCTTCAGCACGGTTTCCGTCGCCGTGCGTGCAGTCGTCGCCACCGCAGCAGTAGCCGGATAGCCGTCCGAAGACGAAGACATCACGGGCGCTCCACCAGCGGTGCCGTTGCCGTTGATGTAGTTGGTGATGATCCACGCCCCGAGGCCTGCCGTCTGGCGAGCCACGGTGTTGTTGCCGACCACTGCCGCCTGCAGGCCGGTCAGCGTGCTTTCTAGGTCGCGCTTCAGTTCGTTGGCGGCCTTGGCGAGGTTGTAGGCCTTGGCAGACCTCATACCGGCCTTGTTGGAGGCTTCGAGGGTTCCCGTCACGGCCACGATCTTGCGGCTGATCTGGGTGTAGTTGCCGACGCGATTGGTGGTCGCGCGTGTATCGGCGGTGGAGACGATGTCGTCGCCTTCAAGCTGCGCGTTGGTCGTGACCGCCGCAGCAAGAGTGTCGGTCTGCCATTCCGTGAAGGTCTGGGCAGCCTTGTCGCGTCCGATATTGCTCTGGAAAGGAACGTCTACCGGACTGATGTTGTAGATGATGTCGGAAAGATCCTCACGTACCGACTTGGTATAGTCGTAGCGCGTGATGGTGTTGGTAACGATTGCCATTTCTCGCTCCGGGGCCTCACTCGAAGACCCCCTGTTGCAGGAAGATATTGGCGGCGTCATCGACGCTGCCGGTTTGGGCGAGACGCTGTTTCAAGCGGGTGACTTCGGCGGGACGGCCGGGCGTGGCTGAACCTGCACCGGGAGAAGCCGAACGTGGACCGCGACCTGCGACCGGGCGGGGCATCTGGGTCTTGGCAAGCTTGTCGAACTGCATCGCCTTGTAGAGGGCGAGCACGGCGCGACTGTCCCTTGCGTTGTCCAGTTCCTCGTCGGTCCAGCCTTCGCCTTTCGCATAGTCGCGAAGGTCGGAGATGGCTGCCTTGGCCTTGGTCTTGTCCTTCCACGCCGGGATCTTGTCGAGGACCTTGCGGTTTTCCTCTTCAACATACCGTTGCGTGGCTTCGTCCTGTTGCTGCTTCTGAAGGCCTGCGATGCGGGCCTGCTCTGCCTTGACGGCATTGAGCCGGTCCTGCTTCAGTTGCCAGGCCTGACGTTCAACCACGAACTTGAACTCGTCCTCGGCGCGCAGTTTTTCCCAGTCGGGTTCCGCTTCTCCGCTTCCAAGCTGAGAGGCGAGTTTGCCCAGTACCTCGGCGTATTGCGCGCGTTCCTGTTTCACCGCAGCCGCTTCGGCCTCAAGGGCCTTGCGCTCTGCTGCCATTGACTGGCTACGCTGACTGATCCACTTCTGGCCGGAATAGCCGCGTTGAAGCTCCTCAAGAGTGACCTGCTGTTCCTTGCCGTCGACCTTGACGGTGTAGAGCGGTTCCTGGGTTTGCTCTTCCTCGGGTTCTGCTTCCGACTCAGCTTCCGCTTCCTCGCCCTCGGCATCAGGTTCTTCAACCTTGGCCGGCGTCTCGGGCGGTTCGGCGGTCTCTTCCGCTTGCGCGGCCTCTTCCTTCTCGGGCTCGTCGTTACCCAGATTTTCATCGCGGGCGAGCAAGCCTTCGAGGGCACTGCTGGCATCTGCCAAACTCATGTCTGTGTTCGGGTCGGCCATCAGATTCTCCTTACGGCCCGCTGGCTCTGCCAGGCGCGGACCTTTTCTTCATCGGTGAGCGAAGTGATCTTCACGTTGACGAGGCGAATGGCGGTCAAAAGATGCCAGCAGCGTTCGCGTTCCTCGGTCTGGGGAGCGATCTTCCATTGCTCGATCACATCTTCTTCCAGGCGCCGCAGCACTTCGGCCAGCGTGCCATTGGTCGCCAGCGCCTTTACATTGGAGATGAACTCGATGTCTTCGGTCATTGCACGGTCTCGGGCTGGGCCTGAGCGGCAAGGCGGGCGGACTCAACCTGGGCCTGCGCATCCATGGCGTTACCGTGATGATCGACGGCGGACTGCATCAGATTAGCGTGGTGATCGACCATGCCCTGCATCTGCGCAGTAGTAATAGCCTCGTCGCGGCTAATGAAGGCTTCCAACTGCGCTTCATTGAAAGAGCCGGTGGCGGCGATCTGCGCGACCGCCAGTTTGCTCGCATAATCGAGGCGCATCTTCATGGCGGCCTGCTGATGATCAAGCATCATCTGCTGGTTCTTCTGCTGGGCTTCGGCCTGGTTCTTCTGGGCCTGCACCTGAACCTTCTGCTGCTCGATCTGGGCCAGCATCATGGTCGGGTCCTGCTTCTGCGGCTGCTGCTGGGCGTGCTGCTGCAACTGCTGCGGCGTCACATCGCCGAAGAACTTGGTTTCGTCCTTGAAGCCCGCCAGATGGCACATCTCGGCAAGGGTCTCGCGGTACTTGTCCACGGGAGCGAGAGGATTATCCGGTCCCAGAAGCTGGATGATCTGTTCCTGCTTGCCGGCGACCTGAGCAAGGAAGGCGAGGCTCTGCTGGTCGGTGCCGCGTCCCAAAGCGACGTTGGGCACGCAATCGAGGTCGGAGTCCCAGAAGCGCGGGTCCATCTCGACGAACTTGTCCCTGAGCCGGATCATCCGTGGCTTGTCCTGATGCCTCACCACCATGCGGTAGATGCCCTTCATCAGGCGTTTCATGCCGTTGTCGGCGAACAGGCGGGCAATCATCTCCTTGCGGGCTTGTCCGGCCTGCACGGCGGCATTCACCGCGGTCGGCGTCGTGCTCTGGAGCGCGTCGGCGTCGAGGCCGTTGGCGCCGGCATTGATTCCCGTCCGGTTCTCTTTCACCTGGTCGAGGTACTGGATGACCGGGAGGGCATATTGACCCTGGAACGGCGTGTCGAGGCTCTGCACCATGCCGGGCTGTCTTGCCCTGATGATGTTGCCGATCTCGTTGTTCATCACGTCGTCGAGATTGACCTGCCCCTCGACAACGACCGTTCTCGGGTTGATGGACTGCTTGAGGCTGTCGAGGGTGTCGCGAACAACTGCCGACTTGATGAGCTGCAAATCCATCGTCTGGTCGGCGACTGACTGACCGATCAGAAGATGAGGCGTCGGGTCGGGGCAGAAGACGGCAAAGGGAACCTCGTCGGCTACTTCGTCGAAGAGGATGTGCGGGCCGATGGAACAGACCTTGCGTAGTTCAGCAATTCCGTCGCCGTCGCGGTCGATACGTATCCATGACTCGACGTATACGAAACGCTTGAGCGCGCTGTTCGGACCGGTATCACGCGAGAAGATGTTGATAGCAGGGTTGCGCGTAATTGCCTCAAGGTTGGTGAGGTAGTAGCTGTCGTCGGAGTTGCTGATGTTCTCGACTTCATCGGCGTCATACCCCATGTCGATCAGTTGGGAGACCGTTTTGAGGCTGCGATGACCGATGTAGCGGCTGGTATCGAGGTCGCGGGTCTCGCGGTCGATCAGGAACTCCTCGGGAGGAATGCACTCAAGAACGACACGCTGCTTCTTGCGCTTCCTTCGTATCCGCACGTCGTAGACGACCTCGGCGGGCACGATGACGTTGCCGTTCATCGATACAGCCTCGGTTTTCGTCACCGGCTCGGCCTCGATGATTTCGAGGTCTTCTTCCCTTTGCAGCAGGAGAAGCTGATCGTGGCTGATGCCCGAGTAGTCCGCTTCAGTGACTTCGATGTCGTCGGACCAGTGCCACTTGATGACGCCGGTTTTCACCGTCAGCGCGTCCTTCAGGCAGTTGTGGAAGATCTCGAAGCCCGCGTTGTCGTTCCAGAAGATGTGATTCACATAATCGGTCGCCTGATCGGCCTGTTCCACCGTCTTTGAGTTCGAGGGAATGAACTGCACGATCGTCGTGGTCTGGGTGAAGATCCTCAGCAGGTCGGGGATGATGGCCAGCACGGTATCGCGCACTTCGGTCATCACCACTTCGGAACGGCCTTCCTGCTCGTTGCCGAACAGTCTTCCAAGGTAGTAGGCCTGTGCCAATGCCCGGTCGGGAGCGATGTAGCCGTCGATGAACAGCATGGCGTCGCTGATCGTGCCATGGACCTGCAGGCCGAACTCGTAGTCGTCCATCAGGTGACGCGGACCTTTGGGGGCACTGTTGAGGACGCCGACACCCTTGGGCTTTCCTCCCGCACCGGAGTTGTCCTTGCCGGGGTCGCCCGGAAGCTCAAGGTTCTCGGCAGGCCGCATGTGGTAGCGGCCGCCGCCCATGGCTTTGGGTGTGCCTATGTCCGCCATGGTTGCTCTTTCATTGTCCGGCTACGCTGGTCGATCTCGTCCCATTTGACGCGCCATTCCTGCCGGACCTCGGCCACCGCCGCGAGCAGGGCTTTCATCTCCTGCCGCTTGAGATGACGCTTCCAGGCAAGGATGTGGCTGTCGAACACTAGCTGAACACTTCGACGACGGTGGCGGTGCAGATCGCGGTGGCGACACCGTAGAGGGCACCCTGATAGATGCCGGCCTGGCTGGGGTCTCCCGAACCCCATTGATCGAAGGGCTGGTTCAGCACGACGGGGAAGCCGCGTCCTGCTCCTGTCGTGGTTACGCCAGGGCCGCCGACCCACAGGGTTCCGGCGACCGGGAGGGCGACCATGCGGCGGGAAGCGCCGGCATTGGCGGCGAGCAGGAGCTGGGCAACCGCCGTGGCGGTCACGATGCCCTGCGTGGTGGTCATCTGGTTGGCCATCAGATGATCTTCCTGCGCTTCATGCCCGAGGCCATTCCCGCTTTCACGGTGGCGGCGTGCTGGGCAGGAGACTGCACGGCGGTCGTCTTGACCTTGTCGCCGAGGGCACCCGCCATCGGAGCGCCGAAGCCGGGGCCGTTGCCCTTGGTCGAGCCCATGTCGGTCGGGTTGCCCCGAGGCATCAGGGTCTTGTGGTGCAGCATGGCGGCGGGGCCGTGCATATTGCCGACGCTGTTGGGCTGCTTCTCGAACGCCGATTCGAGGCTCTTGAACTTGCTTGTCCACGCCATCAGATGGCTCCTTCTATCCTAGCCATGATTTCTTCCTCTTCTTCAGGATGCCGGTACCGGCGTCCGCCTGATTGAACTCTTTCGCCACCTTCTGCGGCACGCCGACCTTCTTGGCGAACTGCGGGTTATGTGCCGCCGCTGCCATCAGCCTTGCCTGTTTGGGCGACTTGCTGGGCATTAGCCGAGCCAGCTCTTCTTGCCGTCGCTCTTGCCCATGTTCGGGTACTTGCGATGAACGGCGGCGCGGACGCGACCCTCGACGGCCTTGCCCGATGCTCTCGCAAGGGCGTTGCGGGCATGGGAGGCGTCCTCGATCGGATAAGAACGGTCAGGACCGGCGAAGTTCTTCGTGGCGATCTTCTTGCGACCGGCGGTGGTCAACTTAGCCATCGCGGAAGTCCTCTTCGGAGTAGGTGCCAACATCCCACTTAGCGCCAAACGTATAGGCTTCCTGTATCTGAGGCGCGGTTGCAGTGGGTGCGATGCCAGCAGGCTGCATGGCAAGCGCGCGTTCCAGGGCCTCGACCCGCTGCTTGAGGTCGGCCACGAGGTCGCTGAGATGGACGACTTCCTCGACCATCAGCCGGGCTTTCCGGTGCCGCCCTTCTTGGGCATTGCCATCTTGCCGCCCTTCGGTCCCTTGGCACTGACGTTGTTGGGCTGCGGGGTCATCACGCGGCGGGTCTCGCCCGAGCGACCGCCGCTCATGCCGGACGTGTTCATCTTCTCGCTCGAAATGTTCTTGGCAGACATCAGACGACTCCTCTCAAACCGCGTTTGAGTGCTTGGCCCGGAATCCAGGCGGGGGCGCGTCCGCCGACGAGGGCACCTTGCCCTGCAAAAGTTAAGCATAATGAATCGGCAAGATCAGGCGAGCGGCGGAGGCGGCTCTTCATGCTGTCCTTGGTCTCGATCTTGTATTGCCCTGTGCTGTGGTAGTCGTAGCAGGTGGAGACCAGTTCCATGCGGAGTTCATCATCCTTCGGGAGACGGCAGACCCTGGTATTGAGCCAGTCCCTGACCATGATCCAGAGTTCGTCCCTCAATCGGTAGGCGCCGAGGTTCATCGAGGTCGTCTCGGAGACGTTGACATCGCGGACGTTGAACTTCAGTTCCCTCAATCGATCAGCAACACCCGAACCCAGCCCGATTGAGTCCACCATGATTTCGGCGGGGGCATCGACTCTTGCCTCGGCGGCAACCCATCCAACCGTTGCCATAAGGTCAAGGCCCCGCTGGGACTTGATGTCCAGCACCACGTTGCCCTGGCGCTTGCATATAACGGAGCGGTCGTCGCCGAACCTTGCAACATCGACGCCGTAGACAAGGGGGTCGCGGGTGTTAAGGACGACATCGCGGTTCATGGCTCCATCTACGAGGTCTGCCGAGATAAGCGTCCGTGCCTCGCTGACCGGGAACTCGCCGA